GAGTTATGAGGAGACAATGAAAATACTCAATAGCTGCTAAAAGAAAAAAGCCAAGGCACTCTCTGCCTCAGCAATAATTTCAACAATATTATTATATCACAAAAGGAGACAGAGAGTGAATAAGGCTAAAGAGCTCTTGAAAGAATTACAAGACCTTGATATGGATATTCAAAGCCGTATAGATGAGATCAAAGAACTTGAGGCTGGTTTGCTCTCAAGTCCTAAGTGGACAGACGTTAAAGTCCAAGGCGGACAAGCTAGAAAAGTTGATGACGTTTATACTCAGTTGGTAGTGATGAAAGAGGCTATAGAACAGGATACTAAAGAGGTTATCAACAGAAAGCTTGAATTAGGTAGGATGATCAATAGGCTTAAAAATCCCAAACATAGAACTATTTTGAGAAAGACCTACATCAATAAGATGTACGTTGATGACATCTGTGACAGCATGGGGGGCATGAGTTCCCCTACTTACTATCGTTTGAAGAAACAAGCAGTAAAGGAACTTGATAGTATTCTTTCAGAATTGATAGTAAATGATAGTAACTGTACAGGCATGAAGTCTAAAATCTGTTAAAATGGTAGTATCAAGAAATAAGGGTAAGGCAGTAAGTCTTCCCTTAACATGGAGAGTTGGCAGAGTCAGGTTGAATGCGCCCGTTTGCTAGACGGGGGGTCGCCTATGTGCGGTCCGTGGGTTCAAATCCCACACTCTCCTTTGAGTGTTTGTGTCCCAGAATGGGGTAGGCAGTAGGCTTAGCATTCACATATCACTCATTAACTTACAAATGGTTGCGGAGCGACTGGACCTCGCATGGATGCGTAGCTACTTATATCCTAGGTAAGTTATAAGCTAGAGGGTTTGATTCCCTCAGAGGTTTTAAATGACTACAAAAAATAAAAAAAGGAAAACTTTCAAAATGATTACTAATTAACACGCAAGTCTGTAGTCTACTTGCGCTAAGTCACTCTTTGAGTGGCTTTTTTATTTTGTCGAAAGGAGGTAGTCCATGAGTGGATAGATTAACCCCAAAACAAGAGCTATTTGTCCAAGGGATAATCTCAGGACTATCTCAAAGACAAGCATATAGACAAGCGTATCCATCCGCTATGAAGTGGCGAGATAAAGTAGTTGACAACAAAGCTAGTGAGCTATTGAAAAATGGTGAGGTTTTGGTGAGGTACAGAGAATTATTAAAACAATTCTCAAAAATGTCTTTGTGGGCAAGAGAGCAGGCTTTTAATGAGTATGAATGGCTAAAAAATAAAGCTAGAGCAAGTATCGAGATTGAGGGAGTGAGACAAGCTAACTCAACGGCATACTTGTCAGCATTGGACGGCATGAATAACATGGCTTTCAGAGATTTAGAATTAGCTGATAAAAAATTAAGGCTTGAAATTGAAAATCTCAAAGCACAGCTAGGCTCTAATGATGAGGATGATACAGTCATAACTGGATTTACATTTGATAGGAGTGAGTACAATGGTAACACTGAACCTAGCCAAATTGATTAACCCAGTATTTGATGATGTCCTATACACGACTAAGAGCCATGTGGTGCTCAAGGGTGGCCGTGCCTCTACCAAGTCATCAGTAGTCTCTATTGACCTTGTCAATGATTTCATCAATGACCCTATGGGTAATGTGGTAGTGCTCCGAAAAGTAGGCAAGTACTTGAGAATGTCAGTGTATGAACAGATAAGATGGGCCATCTATGAGATGGGGCTAGCTAATCAGTTCAAGTTTGGGAAATCTCCCTTACAAATCACCCACAAAAAGACAGGTACAGCCTTTTATTTCTACGGTGTAGACGATCCAATGAAACTCAAATCCCAGAAGATAGCCAAAGGTTATGTAATGGCCGTATGGTTTGAGGAGCTTGCTGAGTTTGCTGGCCGTGAGGATATTGACATAGTTGAGGATACTTTCATCCGTCAAGAGCTCCCAAACGGTAAAGAGGTAAAAGTCTATTTCACTTATAACCCTCCACGCAATCCCTATGACTGGATAAATGAGTGGGTTGCTGAGAAATCTAGTGACCCTACTTACATGATACATCACAGCACCTACCTTGATGACAAGCTAGGTTTTTTGTCTAGGCAGATGATTGAGAAGATAGAGCGCTACAAGGAGACGGACCCTGACTACTATCGCTGGATGTATTTGGGTGAGGTGATTGGACTTGGTAATCATGTTTATAACATGAGCTATTTTAAACCACTAGAGAGCCTCCCTGATGATGACAAAGTGATAGGTATATCATTTGCCCTGGATACAGGACACCAACAATCAGCTACAGCCTGTGGAGCTTATGGGCTCACTGCCAAGGGCAATGTTATCTTACTTGATACGTTCTACTATAGTCCAGCTGGCAAGACCATCAAAAAGGCACCTAGTGAGCTCTCTGTGATGATCCATGACTTTATAGACAAGGTCATGAAGACCTACAGAGTGCCTAAACTCAAGATGACCATTGATAGTGCTGAGGGGGCTTTGCGTAACCAGTATTTCAAAGACTATGGTGAGCGCTGGCACCCTGTGGCCAAAAAGAAAAATCAGACTATGATTGATATGGTTATCAGTCTACTAGCTGAGGGGCGTTTCTACTACCTTGACATCCCTGCTAATAGGGTTTTCGTTGAAGAGCATAAGATGTACCGATATGATGACAAGTCACTCAACACAGATGACCCCAAAGTCATCAAGGAAGATGACCACACGGTAGACGAGTTCAAGTATTTTGTCCTAGACAACGCTAGAGAGCTAAGACTAAAAGCCTAAAGGAGCTAACAATGGGAATAGTAAAGACTATCAAGAATTTTTTCACAAGGAGCAAGTATGTGATGACAACACAGAACTTAACGAATATCACTGATCACCCTAAAATAGCTGTGTCATCTGCAGAGTATGACCGTATTAGGGAAAATCTCAAGTATTATGCAGGACATTATCCACAGATTGACTACACTGACAGCAACGGCACGCCTCAAAAGCGAGCTTTCAACCATCTGCCTATTGGACGTACAGCAGCCAAGAAGATTGCAAGCTTAGTGTTTAATGAACAGGCTGAAATCAAGCTAGACGACAAGGACGCTAATAAATTCATTCAGAAACAGCTACAAGATGACAGATTTGTCAAGAACTTTGAGCGTTACTTAGAGAGTGGTTTGGCACTTGGTGGCTTAGCTATGAGGCCATACGTTGATAGAGACAAGGTAAGAGTCTCTTTCATTCAAGCGCCTGTCTTTTTGCCTCTACAAAGTAACACACAGGACGTCTCTAGCGCTGCTATTATCACTAAGACAATCAAGTCAGAGGGTAACAAGCAGAAGTTTTACACACTGATTGAGCTGCACGAATGGGGGAAAGGTGACAAATATACAGTCACTAACGAACTCTACAAGTCTGATAATCAGAACGTGGTAGGCGCTAGGGTTCCTCTATCAGACCTCTATGAGGATCTTGAGGAAGTAGTAGACCTGAACGGCTTGAGTCGTCCACTATTTACTTACTTGAAGACCCCAGGCATGAACAACAAAGATATTAACTCAGCTCTTGGGCTTTCTATCTTTGACAATGCTAAGACTACAATGGACTTTCTTAATACAACCTATGACGAATTTATGTGGGAGATTAAGATGGGTCAGCGTAGAGTGGCCGTGCCTAGTCAGATGATTAAAGTTGAGTACAATCAGGAGGGCGAGAATGTCACAGTCAAGCGTGAGTTTGAGGCTGGACGTAACGTCTATGAACAGATTGACTCAGGAGATATGGACAAGGGGGTAGGTATTACCGACCTTACAACGCCTATCCGATCGGATGACTATATCAAGGCTATCAATAAGATCCTGGCGATTTTTGAAATGCAGATAGGAGTATCTTCTGGAACGTTCACCTTTGACGGTAAGAGCTTGAAAACAGCTACTGAGGTTGTCTCAGAGAACTCTGACACTTATCAGATGAGAAATAGCATTGTCAGTTTGGTAGAGCAGTCTTTGAAAGAGCTCATTATCTCAATGCTAGAGTTAGGCAAGGCTTACGGTCTCTATAAGGGAAACATCCCTGACATGGAGAAAATCAGCATTAACCTTGATGATGGAGTCTTTACAGACCGAAATGCCGAGCTTGACTATTGGGTTAAGGTTGTAAATGCTGGTTTTGCTACGGATGTCATGGCTATTGAAAAGGTGCTCAATGTTACGCCTGAAAAAGCTAAAAAAATCAAAGCTGAAATCAGTGGCAATGCTATTGATGAGGCTAGTGGAGAGCGCAGTCTTGAGGATGTATCCACCTATGGAGAGTAGCATGAAAAAACTATTTAGGTTTATTTTGCCACCGCTCAACCCAGCCAAGTTATTTATTAAGTTACCAAACAGGTTTTTGAGGTGGGTATGGTATGACTGAAAAGAAACCAATCAAGCTAAATGATGAGCAGCTAATGCTTGACGCTAGTCAGGTTTCAGACATCTATCATCAGCTAACTCTTGACCTTTTTGACCAGGTTATAGATCGTATCAAAGAGCGTGGCTCTACTAGTCTTGATGACAACCCCTATATTTGGCAACTTGAGAAAATGAATGAGATGGGCCTACTCAATGAGGACAATGTCAAGCTCATTTCTGACCGTTCAGGCATTGCTGAGGAGCAACTTAGGCATGTTATCCAAAATGAGGGCTACAAGGTCTATAAAGACACAAAAGAGCAACTACTGGAGTCTATGGGTGGAGAGTTTAGTCATAACTCACTCATTCAGACCAATCTAGCTGCTTATGTCAATCAAGCTATGGGAGATATAGACAACCTCATCAATACCACTCTACCAATGAGTGTCAGAAAGGTTTATCAGTCCATAGTCCAGGAGAGCGTGGCTAAGGTTGTCACAGGACTTACTACCTCAGACAAGGCTATCTCTGATACAGTCATGAAATGGGCTGAAAAGGGATTTTATGGCTTTACTGATAGCCAAGGAAAGCACTGGAAAGCTGACACATACGCTAGGCAAGTTATCAAGTCCACGGCTTGGCGTGTCTATCGTGAGGTCAGAATGGCTCCAGCTGAGGAGTTGGGGATAGATACCTTTTACTATCACAAAAAGGCCACAGCAAGAGAGATGTGCGCCCCTCTGCAACATCAGATAGTAACTACTGGAGTTGCTAGGACGGAAAAAGGGGAGCGTATCCTTGCTTTGTCTGATTATGGCTACGGTCATCCTGCTGGATGTCAAGGGATAAATTGTACTCATGAGATGACACCATACATCCCAGGAGCTAACTACAAGCCTGATTTGCCTGATCATTTGAAAGACCTAACACCTGAGGAGGCTATAGCAAATGCAAACGTACAGGCTAAGCAGAGAGCCCTAGAAAGGTCTATCAGGAAGTCTAAGGAGTTTCTGCATGTGGCAGAAAAACTGGGAGACAGTGAGCTAATATCTAAGTATAAGAGCAAGGTTAGGATCCAACAGGGAGCCATGAGAGACTATCTCAAGCAGCACCCTTTCCTACATCGTGATTATGCTAGAGAGAAATACTATGATGACCCATATACCAAAGCTAAGAAAGAGGTTAAAGTCAGAAAAGAACTTGAAAAGCTGGAAAAACACAGAGCAGAACAAAAAGAAATGCGAAAACGTTTCACAAACGCTGTGAAAGATGGTATAATTAAGGCAGAAATCAACGAACAAAAACAAGCGGCTCATATTAAAGGAACTAATGAGTGGCTTACGAGGATTGAAAATGAATTAGCTAATGGTAATAAGATTGAGCCAAGCTATTTGACAATATCGATGGATGAGGCTGCTGAGCTTATTAAACGTTATTCAGGAACAGGTAAATTCTTGTATAAAGCAAATCCTGACTACATCCCTAAAAAAGAGGTTATAAAACATAATCGCAAGATTGGCATGTATATTGACCAACGAACAGGCGAGATATTTGAAACTGACACCTTTAGGATACACTATAGAAAGACAGGGGCACACATTGTCCCAACGTATGGAGGCGAGCTATGAAATTATGGACTTTTTTAAGACAAAACGTGAAACTTGTGCTTAAAGACGGCTCAATTATTTCAGGTTTTGTCCAAGAATACTGCAACAAAGATGACAATGATGAGGAGATTGACTCAATCGGATTGGATGTTGACGGTACTCTTTATGAGTATTTTGAGGATGAAATCCTTAGTATTTCAGTAGCTTAGCGCTTAGTACATTCTAGGCGCTTTTTTCATGCAATAAATTTCTATAAACCACTATAAACCTATGGAAGTCCATCAGGTTTATTCTTTTGCCCTGGAGCATGGCGTAAAACTGTCTTAATTTGTCCATGTGACGTAAAAAAAGGAGGAGTTAAGACATGAGTCTTAAACGTGAAATGTTAGTTGAGGCAGGTATCGAGGACAAGGCTGTCATTGACAATATTATGCAAGCGTACGGTGCAGGTATTGAAAATGCCAAGTCACAAGCCAAGTCGGAACTGCAAGCCGAAAACGAAACATTAAAACAACAGCTTGAGCAACAGACCCAAGCTATCAATGATTTACAGGCCAAAGAGGGAGCTAGTGCTGAAAGCAAACAACAGCTTGAAGACCTAAAGGCCCAATTTGAGCAGTACAAGCTAGATAGCGAGGCAAACCTTGCTCAGATCACTAAAACAAACGCTGTAGCCCTTGCTTTGAAAGACGTAGGAGCTTACAACTCAGAGGATTTGATGAAATTCATTGACCTAGGCAAAATCGAGCTAGGGGAAGATGGAAAACCTCAATTAGAGGACACAATCAACTCACTCAGAGAGTCTAGCCCTTACCTATTCCAAGCTGAGGACAAGCAGTCTAACCCTAACATCTCTGTGCATGGAAATCCACCAGCAGAAACTGGATACGATCATCTAAGCGCAGAGGACAAAGCCCTATTTGCAGGCTTTGATAGCGTATAAAACCAAAAATAAAGAAAAGAGGAATATTACACATGGCAGTAAATTACGCAGATAAATTTGATGAAAAAGTAGATGAGCGCTTTGCTAAAGAGGCCCTATCTACTGGTGTTGTTAACCAAGACTTTGATTTTCTTGGAGTTGACACCGTAAAGGTCTACTCTATCCCAACATCAGGAATGAATGACTACAAGACAACTGGGCAAAACCGTTACGGTGACGCTGAGGAACTTGGAAATACAGTTCAAACTATGACAATGAAGAAAGATCGCTCTTTCACATTCACGATTGACAAGAAATCTGAACAGGACACAAATGGTGTCATGGAGGCTGGAAAAGCCCTTGCACGTCAATTGTCAGAAGTCATTATCCCAGAAGTAGACGCTTACCGTTTTGCAACAATCGTAGCTGGTGCAGCACCTGATCACATTGCAACAGCAGCTGTGACTAAAGAGAATGCTTATGAGGCTGTCCTTGATGGTCAGGTTAAGCTCACTGACGCTCTTGTCCCAACAGCTGGCCGTGTCTTGCATGTGTCACCTAAGTTCTACAAACTTATCAAACTTGACCCAACATTTGTGAAAAACTCTGACCTTGGCCAAGAGATCACTATCAAAGGTCAAGTAGGTATGATTGACGGCTTGCCAGTAGTTTTGACACCTACATCACGCTTGCCACAAAAAGTAGAGTTTATTATCGCTCACCCTGTGGCTACTCCATCTCCTATTAAGTTGGAAGACTACAAGATCCACGACAACCCACCAGGAATTAACGGCAAGCTCGTTGAGGGCCGTATCCGTTACGACGCTTTCGTTCTTGACAACAAGAAAAAAGCTATCTACGTTCACAAATCAGCATAAGGAGGCTAGCTAATGGCTAAGAAAAAAGAAGAAACCACAGAGGAAGTTGTGGAAAACCAAGAAGTAACAGAGGAAGTTGTGGAAAAATCTGTTACTTTGACAAAAGATGGGGTTTCTTTTACCCTGTCTGACCCGATCATGATTTCAGCTTTTGAAAATCAAGGATATGAAGTGGAGGAATAAAGTAAATGGCTAAATTTAAAGCGACATCAAACGTTGTCTTTATCGTTGACGGCGAAGAGCAAAGCTATGACAAAGATGTAGAGTATGACATGGATGTCAAGACAGCTGAGGCGCTCAACGCCAAAGGTGAAATTACACACCCTGAGCTCAGTCCGTTCTTTGAACGTACTGACAAGGAAGAAAAAGCAGCAAAGGCGGATAAATAACACCGCCTTTTTTAATTGGAGGTGGTTACTATCGCTTATTTAACACAAGATGAATTTAAGGATTTTGATTTTGATGAAGTTGAGAACTTTGACAAACTACTACAGAGGGCAGAGATTGCTATAAACCTTTTTCTTAACAATTTCTACAGCTTTGTAGATTTTGAAAAAGAGATCGGGCACAGAAAGCAAGCTGTCAAGCTGGCTACGGCTTTCCAGGTAGCATATTTGGACGCTAGTGGGATCACTACGGCTGATGATAAGCAATCAGTCTCTACTGTGATTTTAGGGCGTACTCATATCACTTACAAGAATAGCTCTAGTCAGTCTTTAGAGAGTGCTAGGTATAACTTATCACTTGACGCCCTAAATACTCTGAAATCGGCAGGATTTGGCTACAGGGGGATAGGTTATGACAGACATTGATAAACGGTTATTGATTGATACTGTAACAATTCAGAAAACTACAGGAGAAAAAGACGGATGGGGTAAAGAAGTATTTGAGAGCCCAGTGACCCTTAAAACTGTTAGGTTTGACAGACAGTATCAAGTGAAAGGTACGAAGAACAACCGCAAAGAGCCCAAGCCTAGCACGTTATTTGTGTACCCTAAATATTGCCCTGTCATCTTAGACAAGACCTTTGAAAATGCCATTATCAACGACGGAGAACATGACTACAGAGTGACCTCTGTGGTTCCTGTCAGTTATCCACACAAGAAAAAAGTATTTTGCTATGAAGTGGAGTGTATCTGATGGAAACAAGCGTATCTGTCAAGGTTGATTTAAAAGGCATTGAGAAAAAGGTATCCCCAACAGCATTAGCAAAAGGGAAGTTAGCAATAGCTAATCAGATGTTGACTGACTTTACTCCTTTTGTACCACGCAAAAGCGGTGAGCTTAGTGGAAGTGGCCAAGCGACAAAAGACGGAGTTAAATATCCTGGACCTTACGCTAGAGCTCAATTTTACGGCTCAAGCTACAACAAGGTTAGGACCTTTGTCTTTAAAAAGTACACCACACCAGGAACTGGTAAGCGCTGGGACTTGAAAGCTGAGGCTCTACATTCTAGTGAGTGGGGGAAAGTCGGACTAAGAGCAATGGGAGTAAAAGCATGAATAACAATGATTTTTCAGAAGTCCTCAGAGATTTCATCAACACGCTAAACCTCTCTCTGACTTGTAGACTTGACTATTTGTCAGAGAAAGAGGATTTAGTCCTATATCCTTTGCCAGGTGGGAAGATTTTAAAAGAGTACATGAACGGCAAGCAAGACATTAGTCTTGTATTTGAGGTGGCAATCAAAACGACTGATCACCAAAAAACAAGCTCTATTTTGTGGACCATCAATCATGCTCTTGCTGATTTTAATCTGGTTCTACCTAGCAAAAACAATTCATATCAATTCAGAGGCCTTGAAGTATCACAGCCATTCCTAAATGATCGTGATGAGCAAGGCTTTTATATTTACATGTTAGATGTAACGGCAAAATTAGAAACAAATGGAGGGAACTAAATGCCAAAAATGAAAAACGCCAAGCGCAAACACTTTCTTGCGCCATGGTTACCAACAGCACCAGCTACTGAGCCAAGTAATGACGCCTGGAAATGGCTTGCGGACGGAGTAACAACAGCCGAGGCCGAAAACGACGAGGAGACAGATGACATTGCATACTACAACGGTGATGGCACTAAGAAAACAGTAGTAACATCTGTCAAAAATGGATACAGCTTTGAGGGTGACTACATCAAAGAGGACGCAGCTCAGGCTATTGTCGCAGGTATGCGCTTTAAAACTGGAGATGACCGTAATGTCTGGCTTAAAGTAGTAGAGTCTGACGGTAAAACTCAATACGTCGGAGTCGCTACTGTCTCAGGTATCAAAATCGGAGGCGGAGAGGCCTCTGAGTATGAGGGCTTTGAGGCAACTATCAGCTGGAATGCAGCACCTAAACAGTCTGCCGTAGTCGTTTGATGATTTGATCTAGGGGAGTGAACAGGCTCCCCTTTTTATTTTTGACTTAAAAATTAGTAGGAGAAAAACAAATGGTAGTAATTAAAAAACGTGACAATGTCATCCCTGTTGACTTTGGAGAGTTCAAACTTGAATTTGTAGCCAATGACAAAAACATCCACAAAATGGAGTCAGTAGGAAAAATGCTCAAAAAAGAGGGCGAAAAACTAGCTAAGACAGAGGATAGTAAGGCCTTTGAAACGTTACAGGACTTAGTCAAAGACTCTTGGACAGAACTGTTTGACAAAGAGGCGTTTGACAAGGTCTACTCATTCTCTAATGGGTCTACAGTGGACACAATGGCCTACTTACTTGAGGCAATCACTGGAGTCATCTCAGAATGGGAGAAACGTAACAACACAGACGCTCTCAAAAAATATCTAGGTGACTGACATGCTGGACTTATCAAGGAAATTGACAGATGAGTTAGTCCTTGGTGATGATGTGTATCCAATGAATATCGCTTTTAACAAGGTCTTGAAAGTGGTGGAGCTGATCAATGATGATGACATTGACGAGCTTTACAAGCCTTTCCTGGCTATTCAAATCTTGACTGGTGTAGATTTTACTCAGGCTTTAACTCCTAAACAGGCTACAGCAATTTTTAAGATGATTTTTGAGGAGCATATCAGAATTATTCCAGCTAAAGACACAGCACCAGTGCTAGACCTAGCAGGGAACCCAATCAAGAGCAAGATACGCTCCAAGAGCCAATCTGAGGGAGGAGATCGTCTCTTTAGCTTGAAGTACGACGCTGAGTATATTTACTCATCATTTCTCCAGGCTTATGGGATTGACCTCATAGACGCTCAGAACAGCCTACACTGGAAGAAGTTCAACGCTTTACTCAATGGCCTACCTAGTGATACTAAATTTGCTGAGGTGCTGAAAATACGCTCTTACAAGCCCCAAAAGGGGGACAGTAAGCGGTACAAGGAGAACATGAAGAAACTCAAAAAAGAGTATGCTCTACCTGATGAATTTGACTACTAATTTTAGAAAGGAGGTACACAATGGCAGATGGTTCAGTTACTATCAAGGTTGATATGGATGGCTCTAATGCTCAATCAGGTATTAGCAAGCTCAAGTCACTTTTTGGAGGCCTTGAGAGTGCAGGGCAAAAAGTAGGCTCAGTATTCAAGTCCGTTCTTGGCGCTAACTTGATTGGTTCGGCCCTTACTACAGGGATTGGGACTATTACTAGTGGTATCCGTGAAATGGCCTCTGAGCTCAACAGTTCGCAGAAAGCCTGGAAAACTTTCGAGGGAAACCTCCAAGCATTTGGACGATCAGCTGAGGAAATCAAGGCAGCTAAGACCGAAATGCAGGACTTTGCAACAAAAACCATCTACTCAGCCTCTGACATGGCTAGTACCTACTCACAGCTTGACGCTGTAGGTACTAAAAATGTTGGTAGCTTAGTTAAGGCCTTTGGTGGACTTGCTGCCTCAGCAGAAAATCCAGCCCAAGCCATGAAATCACTGTCAACTCAGGCAACACAGATGGCAAGTAAGCCTAAAATCGCCTGGATGGACTTTAAAATCATGATGGAGCAAGCTCCAGCTGGTATGGCTGCAGTCGCAAAAGAGATGGGAATGTCTACGGCTGATCTTGTAAAAGCTGTCCAGGATGGGAAAGTTAAAACTGAGGATTTCTTTGACGCTCTAAACCGAGCAGGGAACTCAGACGCTTTTCAAAAAATGGCCACAGAGTTTAAAACTGTAGACCAAGCCATAGACGGCGCCAAGGAAAGCCTCTCTAATAAGCTCATGCCAGCCTTTGAAAAGCTCAATAAGTTTGGTATCAAGGCAGTCAATGCAGTTTCAGACGCTTTGGACAAAATCAATTTTGACAGCGTAGCTGATAAGCTAGGGGCATTTTTAGAGAGCATTGACATTGATGGTTTTATTTCAACTATCACAGGCGCCTTTGCTAAAGCTGGAGAGACTGTCTCAGAGTTTTTTGCAGTTTTTAATAAAATTGGAGTCTTTGAATATATTTCTGATACCTTGAGGGATATAGGCGTGACAGCTATGTCAGTCTTTAAAGAGCTGACAAGTCACATCAATATCTTTGATAATTTTACTGAGGGATTTGGAAATATCATCATTTTTGTAAATAAAGTCATCCAAGACCTAGCTGCAGGCATTCAATTTGCCCTTGAGGCTTTCTCAAACACAGGGGCTATTAAAAACGCTTATCAAGCCTTTAAGGACCTATCAGAGGCAGCGCTTGATTTATATGACAAGCTGTCAGACCTCATCCCATGGGAAACCATCGGAGAGTCAGCTGGTAAAATTGTCAATTTTGTTTCACAAATGGCGAGCTCTTTTGCAAATTTCATCAAAGGGCTTGACGCTAACACAATCAGAAATGTTGCTACAGCCTTAGTGACCATGGCTGTTGCCTTAAAAGGTATTAAGACAGGCGTAGCGATTGCTAAAGGCTTAAAATCAGCTTTTGACTTTGGGAAAAATATTGTTTCCTTGATTGGGAACATCTTAGGATTGACCACTGCTCAACTTGCAAACGCTGGAGCAAGTGCTGCAATGAGCGCTGGTAATACAGCAGTCGGAACAACGGCTGGAGCAAGTGCAAGCTCAGTCATGCGGTTAGGTGCTGCAGTCCTTATGATTGGGGCAGGTGTCTTGATGGCAGCCGCTGGAGTTTATGTCCTGGTACAGGCTGCTATACAACTTGCCTCAGCTGGAACTGGTGCACAGGTTGCAATGCTTGCCATTGTAGCAGGTATTGCCTTGCTTGCAGTAGGTGCTGCAGCAATCGGTCCAGCTTTGACAGCAGGAGCTGTCGGACTCTTAGCTTTTGGGGCTACAGTCTTGATGATTGGAGCAGGTATCGCAGTTGCTGCTTTAGCTATTGCCGTATTAGTTGACGCTATTGCCAATGGCTTTGCCTTGATTGTTAACACGATTTCAAGCAATGCGCCTCAAATTATCAGTATTATTCAGGCAATCGCTGATGGTATCAGGACGGCTATGGATGGCATTGCTAACATCATTATCTCAGTAGGAGTGGCCATCAATATTGCTCTACAAGGTATAGCTGATATTTTCAAGTCAGTAGGAGAGTCAATCTCTACGGCTGCTCAAGGTATCGGTAAAGGCATTGAGAGTGTATTTAACGGCATTTCAACGGTCATCACATCCACAGGTAATGCGATTAGAACAGTATTAGATGGGATTGCTAATGTATTCACTTCCATTGGTACGGCTGCTAGAAATGCAGGACTTGGCGTGAAATCAATGGCTGAGGGCATTGCAATGCTTGTAGGTCTCAACTTAGCTGACCTTGCAGGGACTTTGACAGTTGTTTCTGCTGGCCTTGCTGCTATTGCTAACTCAGGTATTGCTACAGCTGGACCTGGATTGCAACAAGCAGGAACAGGATTGATGCTGATAGCTACATCAGCTCAACTAGCAAGCGTAGCTATGCAATCACTACCTACGGTTTTGACATCTTTGAGCACTAGCCTCAGCACACTACCTGAGACAATGACAATGACAAGTACAGCCATGAGCACCTTTGCTACATCAGTCATGAGCTCATTTGCGAACCTTGGGGGCTCTGTGGCAAGCGTTACGGCTCTACAAGTAGGGTTGATGTCTCTAGCTAATGCAATGATGATGGCTCAAAGTGGAGCCTCTATGATGGCCTCTACATTGTCGATGATTAACTCATCAGCTACATCAGCCTCATCAGCTATGTCTCAACTCGCCTCAAGTATCAGCTCAGCAATGACTCAGGCTCTATCATCTGTGCAAGCAAGCATGATGATGATGGTCGCAGTAGTCATGCAATCAGCAACTCAGATGACACAAGCTGGCCAACAGGCAGGCCGTGGGGTCTCTAATGGCATTACTAACGGTATCCGTTCAGGAATTGGATTAGCAACGGCTGCAATGTCAGCCATGTTAAGCTCAATCCGTTCTACAGCTATGTCAGGGGTAAGCTCTATGCGATACGCAGGGAGCATGATCGGCCAAGGATTGGCACAAGGTATGTACTCAGCACTTGGTGCTGTGACGGCTGCAGCTAATGCGCTTGTCGCTCAAGCTGAAAGAGCTGCACAGGCTAAGGCTAAAATCCACAGCCCATCAAGACTATTCAGAGACAATGTAGGGCGCTACATCGCTCAAGGTATTGCCGTAGGGATTGAGCAAAACAGCTCTGATGTAGTTGATAGCTTGGCCTACGTTCAGAGAGAAATGTCAGCCTTTAAGTTTGACGCTGAGGATTTACTAGGGCTAGGAAAACATACTGTATCTAGTCAATTTAGGCTCAAATCACTCACAGAACGAGCAGAAACAAGCCAAATCGAGGTTATTCGTGACCAGGCTGACAAAGTCCTAACTAGAGCTCTTGAAGTGGCTGAGGAGGCTGTCAAGCGCCCTGTGAACATGGTACTAGATGACGGTACTCTGGTTGCTAAAATCGGAGACCCAATGACTAACTATCAAAATGATAAGTTAATGATTGATAACATGATGAGAGGTATTATCTAATGAATAATGACACAATCACAATCAATGGATTTGACCTCTCTGAGGTTATTGACATTATAGACATCATCCGTCCAGTAGGAAATGAGCGCCACGTTGTCACAAATGACGCTCCACTTGTCGGAGTTAATCTCCAAGAAGTGCGAACAGGCGCTAAAACCATCAAAGTCAAGTTTGCTATGCAATATGGAAATGGCATGACGCTTGAAACGGCTAAGCACAAACTAGCTGGCATTTTTAACACCTCAGAGGCTGTCAAGATCGTTATTTCAGACGAGCCTGACAAGTATTACATGGGTCTAGTATCTGGTTCCGTGGATATAGAAAACGTTACTAGATGGTTCCAAAAGGGCAGTTTTGACCTGATTATCCCTGACGGAGTAGCTCACGGCTCAACTTATAAGCGCTTTGATAACGGACAAGAGCAACCTGACAAGGTTGTTTTTAATTTAGTCAATAATGGCAACGTCCCAGCTTTTCCTGTCGTAACGGTTAAGAATAATGCTGAGAATGGCTATATCGGTCTAGTCAATGCTAGCGGAGCTCTTGAGGTTGGTGATCGTGAAGAGGCTGATATAGGCGTAGTTAAGCGGTCAGAGGTATTGATTGATTTTAGAGAAGATAGAATTTCAAACGGTTTTGCAAGAGCTACTAAAAATAAGGCTGTGACTAACGATAATGGCGAGAATGTGGTAGGGGTGTCTGAGCTAACTACATTGTGGAATAAGAAACACATTAGACTCAAAGAACAAACCACGCCTGGTAAGTACGGGAACTATGCTACATCTCTATCATGGGACATCCCAATAGATAGCGCTGGAGCTGTTGGCTCACTTGATGACTACATCACAGGTAAACAGATATTTGTATCTAATGCAGCTAATCAATATGGATTTATCAAGATTACAGTATCAGACACAAATGGTCAGTTTTTGTATGGTTTTGAAACATTCAAGCGAACACAAGGACAGGATTGTGAGTTTAATGTGTTTGGTTCTGATGGAAAGGGGAGCTATTACTTTCTTAAGTGCTGGAATTTCACAGGCACCTCTGACAGTGCTTTAAATCCATTTTCATCAACCAAAGGGCAGTTTGAACTCAAGCGCAATGACGACAGGCTCCAGGTTTACTACAAAGGCTCTCATTACAGCTTTACCATCCCTGAAATCAAAGGCAGAAAATCAGCTAAAATCCATGTCATGCTTGGAGCGTATCATGACAAGCCTATGCTTGCTCACATGTATCTTGATGAGTTGATGTATCGTAAGGATTTTGTCCCAACAATAGGAGATGTGCCTAATCGCTACCCAATCGGTTCAAATGTTGTGCTAAACAGCGAGAATGACACTGTCACAGTGGACGGTCTTGAGAAGATTGTAGATGTCGTGGATGGCTCAAGTTTCTTGACTATTCCACCTGGAAACAGTCAGCTTGAGGTCTATTGCTCAAGTTGGGTCAAGACCAAACCCACTGTAAAAGTAGAATTTAAAGAAAGGTATCTATAACAATGTTATTGACTATACATGACTCAAATTTGAGAAAAGTGGCTTTTATCGATAATGACAAACAGGATACATTGAACTATTTCAATGACACCTGGACAAGATACCTGGAAACTGGTTCTAGTACCTTTGATTTTACAGTCTTTAAAAAGGCAATTATCTCAGATGTAGGCAAAAAGAGGGCCTATAACTCTCTCAATGAGAAAGCCTTTGTTTCATTCAGATACAAGGGCAGAACTTACTTGCATACAATCCGAAAAATTGAGGAAAATGAGAAAGTTATCAAGTGTTATAGTATCAACCTGAACCTTGAGCTAATCAATGAGTACTCTATCCCTTATAAGTCCCCTAAAGCCATGAGCTTTAAGGAGTTTTGTGAGGAGATGGACTTGCTCAACTATACTTTCTTAAAAATTGGTATCAATGAGGTTGCTAATAAGAAAATTTCTGCTGAGTGGGAGGGTACAGACACCAAACTCAACAGACTACTTAGTTTGGCTAAGAAATTTGGCGCAGAAATTGAGTTTGACACACGTCTCAACGCTGACAGCTCTATCAAGTCATTTACAGTCAATGTCTATCATGAGCATGATGACACCCATCAAGGGGTAGGTCAAATTAGTCCAAAAATCTTGAAGTATGGTAAAAATCTCAAGACAATCACTAGGACGATTGACAAAACTGGGATATATAACACCGTAGTCCCAACGGGTAAGGATGACAAAGGCAACGTAGTTGATATTAGAGGTCTTGGACCTTGGTCAGTCAATAATGCAAAGGGCGAGCGTGAATTTTATCAGTCAGGGGCTGCACTATATGCCCCTCTTTCTATGCAGATGTATCCGTCTACTTTCACTCACTCAACAGGTGACCGTGACCAATGGACAAGAAAGGACATGACGGTAGAGAGTTCAAATCCTGAGGTCATCCGATCAACAGCCTACCGTGAGCTCAAAAAGAATTGTTACCCAGCAGTTACATACGAGGCTGAGGGCTTTGCAGATCTTGAAATAGGAGACACAGTCAAAGTCTATGATGACGGTTTTAGCCCTACTCTCTTACTTGAAATGAGGGTATCTGAACAAACCATCAGCTTTACCAATCCTAGAAACAATAAAACGACTTTTTCAAATGCTAAGGCGCTTGAGAATAGGCTCTCTCAAGGCATCCAGCAACAGCTAGACAGGATGATAGAGGACGCTAAGCCTTACACTATCAAGCTAGCTACAGACAACGGTATAGCTTTTAAGAATGGCCAAGGTCAGACCATTGTGACCCCTACTCTCATGAGAGGTAACAAGGTCATCAATGCTGGATGGCGCTGGGTGGTGGATGGTGTAATCAAAGCCACAAGCACTAGTTACATTGTCCGAGCCTCTGACATCAATCAAAAGATGGTTTTAACCGTTTCAGCGTGGATTGATAACAAAGAGGTAGCCTCTGAGCAGTTGACTCTCATCAATACATCAGATGGGCTACAAGGTCAAAAAGGAGATACAGGGCCCAAAGGAGACACTGGTCCTAAAGGCGATAAGGGAGAGCGTGGAGAACGTGGGCCACAAGGAGAGCGTGGTTTGCAAGGACTCCAAGGCTTGCAAGGAGTCAAAGGTGACCAAGGTATACCAGGCCCTAAGGGAGCGGACGGCCGTACACAGTACACTCACATTGCCTACGCTGACTCTATTTCAGGTAGTGGGTTCAGTCAAACAAATGCTGACAAAGCCTATGTCGGAGTCTATGTTGATTTTAATGCAACTGATAGCAAAAATCCCGCTGACTATCGCTGGACGAAATGGAGAGGTCCAGATGGTTTAAACGGCAAGGACGGCCCTCAAGGTATTCCAGGGAAACCTGGAGCAGACGGACGGACTCCATATTTTCATAGGGCTTGGGCTAATTCTGCTGACGGTCGTGATGGTTTCAGTACAACAGATAGCATGAATAAACGATATTTAGGTACGCTAACGGATTTCACAGAGGCAGACAGTCAGGATCCTACAAGCTATAAGTGGACAGCTTTATTTGGGACAACAGAGCAATCGGGTAATATTTTACTTGATTCAAACGCTGGATGGAGAAATAAACATCGGCAAGATTTCATCTTGGCTGAACCCTTAAAAGCTGGTAAACAGTACACACTAAGTGCTAGATGGTGGAGGAGTGATAACAGTACACTCAGCTTTGGTATTCGTGAAAATCCTGACGATAGCTGGCAGTGGATAAGTCTAGCATATAGCTTTGAGCTGGACGTTTGGAGCGCTACTTTTACATCAACTAAAAATCTTAATGCTGGTAATACTGTTTCATTCTTCACTGTAGAACTTGAAGGAGTTGGTAATGCTGACTGGGCCGTTTTAACCGTCGGAGGTATACCTATGACGAGCTGGCAACCTCACTGGTCAGAGACTCAAAAACAACTAGACTCTAAAGCCGACCAAGGGCTAACTCAGGAGCAACTGAACGCTTTGAATGAGAAAGCTGGAATTATTCAAGCCGAGCTTGAGGCTAAGGCTAGCGCTGACACGCTTGACAACTGGATAAAGGCCTATAAGGACTTTGTCCAATCTAACGAGACCGCAAGGGCGCAAGCTGAGAAAGATTTGATTTCAGCTAGTCAGCGTGTTTCTAACATTGCTAAGGATCTTGGAGAGCTCTCTGATCGCTGGAATTTCATTGATACCTATATGAGTTCCTCAAATGAGGGGCTTGTGATTGGTAAGAATGATGGTAGCTCTAGCATGATGTTCAACCCTAACGGCCGTATCTCAATGTTTAGCGCTGGTGTAGAGGTTATGTATATCTCTCAAGGGGTTATACACATTGAGAATGGTATCTTTTCTAAAACCATCCAAATTGGGCGGTTTAGAGAGGAACAGTATCACATCAATCCTGACATGAATGTCATCAGGTATGTAGGGTAGAAAGGAGTAATATGGCTAAATTTAGTAGCTCAAGTGGGAGCTTGTATCTCAATGTATATGTAGAGCAAGGCTCTCAGAGTATCACAGCTAACACCTCAACCGTCAACTGGAGGATGACAGTTAGCCGTACAGGGGCTTATTATACTCACAATAAGCAGGGAGATAGTACGCTCTCTCTCAATCTTGATGGTCAAAATGTGCATTACAGTTACCCGACATGGGAAACATCAGGCGAGGAGTACACGCTGGCTAGCGGTTCAAGTACAATCTCTCACAATGCAGATGGGACTAAGACCTTGCCTATATCATGCACGTTCAATCCGAATAATGGCCTGCATGGGACTATTACAGTCACAGCAAGCCTCAGTCTAACGACTATACCACGTTCAAGCTCTGTAAGCATGAGCGCTGGTACTATTGGTAGTTCAGTAACTATCAATATCAACCGTCAGAACTCAAGTTTTAAGCATACAGTGCGCTATGCCTGGGCTAGCAAGAGTGGAACTATTGCAACGAATGTAGACACATCTACTAGCTGGACAATCCCTCTTGATTTTGCAAACGACATTCCAAACTCTGCAAGCGGTACAGGCACAATCTACGTTGATACCTACTCAGGCTCTACCAAGACAGGAACACAGTCAACCACATTCACGGCAAGCGTGCCAGGTAATGTCAAGCCTACTTTTGCAGGGGTTTCCTTATCTGACTTAAACGGTGCAGCACAGAACCTCATCCCAAGTGGTAACACGTTCATCCAAGTCATCTCTAATATCAAAGTCGCTTTTAATGGTGCTCAGGGAGTCTATGGCTCATCAATAACTGGATACTACGCTGAAATCGTTGGCAAAAACCAGTCTACAAGCTCAAACGGCGGTGGTCTGGGAATTATGAATTATCACGGTACCATCAAAATCAGAGCAAGAGTCTCTGATAGCCGTGGTAGATGGTCAGATACTAGAGAGGTATCTGCCACAGTGCTTGAGTATTTTGCTCCAGCTCTCAGCTTTAGCATAGCTAGAACTGGCTCAACATCAAGCACATTGACAGTCACTAGAAATGCCAAGATTGCGCCTCTTACAGTTTCAGGAAGTCAAAAGAATACAATGGCCTTGACTTTCAAAGTTGCAAGACTTGGCACTAATACCTTTACAGTGGATAACGGTCAAGCAACTGGCGCTTGGACAAGTATATCAATCCTGGTCAATTCTCAGGCCAATCTTGCTGGGAACTATCTAGCTAATCAATCATGGGTTGTTATTGGCACACTTGAGGACAAATTCACTCGTACTGAGTTTATGGTCAATGTGGCCACAGAGAGCGTGGTATTCTCTTATGACCGCTCAGGCGTTGGTGTCAACAAAATCCGTGAGCGTGGGGCGCTGGATGTAAAAGGTGACATCTATGTAGATGACAAACCTATTCAACAGTATCAGCTATCATCAAATATTGGGGGGCCTCTACGGTTCGATGGTAAGCCTAATGTGACTAATGCCAATCTACTAGATCAGCCCGGTCAGTATTATGTTGACAAGTCAGCCACAGGAAACCCTAGCGGGCAGTGGGGCTACCTGTTTCATTACAGTAACTATGGTAAAAATGATGGTGGATATAAAGAGGCTATCCAGCTCTTTTATGGGAATAACGGGCAGGTTTATTTCAGACATCACAGATGGTCTAAGACTATTGATGATTGGGAGGATTGGAAAGAGTACGCTACCAAAGATGACATCCAAAAATACACTCAAGACTCTACTTGGCAAGTCCTACCTTTGCAAAATAGCTGGGTACATCATCCTGATTACGACAAAGTTCAGTACTCAAAAACATTTGATGGAGTGGTTTACATCAGAGGCACGGCTTACAAAGGCAGAACGACAAAAGAGACAGTTATTGGTGTCTTACCTGTCGGCTTTAGACCTAAACAAACTATGTTTGTATCAGCTCTAAATAATAGCTATGGCATAGCTGTTTTAGGTATCTATTCGAGCGGTAACGTAGTTGTCAAAGGTAACGTTGACGCTACTTGGCTTAACTTTGACAATGTATCTTTCAAAATTTAAAGGAGGTTCTATGAAATTAAATTACGGGACAAAGTCCCAAGAATACGACGCCAGCGGAACAGCGTCCGCCACCAAAGTCACGCTGGTAAACTCAGACGGTGCTTATGTCCCTGTCTTATTGCCAGCTGATAAAATCAGCTTATCTAATACAGAATTGCTTGACCTTGCCCTTGATGTAATCTATCAAGAAAACTTTCCACAGCGTGCTGAGAATGAACGCTTTAGCAAGGTAGACCAAGAGCTGAAAAAGAACAAAGAGGCAGCGGCTCAAGCTGAGCAAGCAGTCACAGAAACAAAAGAAAATCTTGATACTGTTTCAGCTATTACAGAGGTACTAATTGCTCTTGCTATTTCACAAAGTGGAGTATGCCAACACATACCTATAATAAG